GACGGCTTGTTGAGCGACATAGGAGAGAACCGCATAGGCGCCGCCAAAGGTGACCATCGCCATCTTCGAAAAGAAGATCGAGATGTCGGTGAAGACATTCCCTGGGCCAAGCAACGCGACAAGTGCAAGCACCGGAGCGAACCACAAAAAGAGAGCGGCACCGGCAACCTTGAGCGACCAGCTGATTGGGGGCCGTGCATGGGCCGGAACCTCTTCGCCGAGCGCGGTCTCGATATCAGCGACTTGCCTGCTGCCAACTTTTCCGTGTCCGTTGCCGGCCTGAAAGGCAGCCCAGCCGGCTCGACCGCCGACAAAGCCGATGAGACCCGCAGTGAGGACGACCAGTGGGAAGGGAGCGCGGAACAGGAAGAGCGCGATGAATGCCCCGGCGGCAAGGGCTATCATGGCACTGTTCCTGAGCGCCCGGCGGCCGATACGAAGAACCGCTTCGAGCACGATCGCCAGAACCGCGGCCTTCAATCCAAAGAACAGCGCCTGAACGGCGCCGACATTTCCGAAGATGGCGTAGATCCAGCTCAGCACCATGATGGCAACGGCGCCGGGGAGCACGAACAGGGCTCCGGCGACCAGACCGCCCTTGGTCTTGTGCATGAGCCAGCCGATATAGATTGCAAGCTGCTGCGCTTCCGGCCCCGGCAGCAGGGTGCAATAGTTCAGCGCATGTAGAAACCGGGTCTCGCCAATCCAGCGTTTCTCCTCGACAATGATGCGGTGCATCATCGCGATCTGTCCGGCTGGGCCACCAAAGCTCAAAGCCGCCACGCGTGCCCAGACCCGGAGCGCCTCGCCAAAGGAAATACCGTGGCTCAAAGCCTGACCTTGAGCCGATGCGGTGGTGTTCTGTGCAGTTTCGGTCAATTCCACGCTCCCTTCTTCGGCGACGGCCATGTGTGTATCTCATCAGTCGCGTCACGGCACCAGCGCACGTCGATGAGGACCGGGCAGTTCGGGGTGCCTATGAAGCGGGCAAGCTTTTCGGGGGGAATTTCGAGAAGTGAAGACATGGCGCGTCCTCCGCCTGGCGGTTGATCGGACGCGATGCTTCGGCTGTCGCCTCGTGGGGTGATCGCAACCCCATGGAACGTGTTTTCTGGCCTTTGCCTATCGTTGTCAAGCGATGGTCAATGGTCCGGATGTTTCGGGCTCCGCGCGCGATGATCTCTGCCATGGACCAGATGCGTCGACTGATAAGCGGCACCGACCGGCCGCCGGCGAGCGCCGCCGGCGCCTGACCGGAAGATAGCCACGCGAGCGGCGTTCAGTACCGGTAATATCCATAGGCAGGCCGCGGCCCGCGCTTGCACTTGATCTCTTCCTTGTACTCGTCCTCGTCCCATTTCCGCTCGATCTTGCAGCGACCGCGGCGATACTCTTCCTTGTATGCTCTTCGTTCATAGCGTGGCTCGTCATGATACCCACGCCAGCGCCCGTGACCGCTTTCGTCTTTCCAGGGGTCGGCCAGCGCGTTGCCGGCGCACAGGGTGAGAGCCACGCCAGCCGCCGCTGCGATGGTCAAAAGCTTCATGGTCGGGCTCCCTTCGCATATTCTCGTGATGCCGGATCAACGCATCTCTGAGCGCTTAGTTTCGAACGTGGGCCCTGAACGCCGGATGAATGGCAGGCAACGACGATGCTGCGAGGAGAGGTATGGCGGGGCGCTCGACAAGCCCGCCGGTCAAGAGCGGCGGGCCTGTGTTCGCTGAAGAGCGTGGCGCTATACGGATGGTTTAGCCGTGCTCGTGTGTTTCCGCCTTTTTGGTTTGGTCGCCTTATCGGGAGCACGCTTTCCCAGCGGGACCAGTTCGATATGCGCAGGGTTGGGGTAATGGTCCAACGCCGCTCCAGTCGCTGCGTCCACACCCATTCCGATGACGCCGCCAATCAAAACATTGCCAGCAAAACCGGCAGCACCCGCGCCGACTACTTTTGTCTTGATCTCGATGGACCCCTTTTTGTAACCATCTTTCTCAGCATATGCGGTGAACTCCGTGCGACGGTTGACTTCGATCGTGCATGGAGAGCGAGGGCAGTACTTTCCTATAGAAGTACTTATACTTGCATCGCTGGGTGACGATGTAATGGTTACGTTTTCCGTGGTTCCGCGGGTGATGGATCCGCAACCTGACACCGCAACCATCACGGTCAGCGCCGAAAATATTCTTATATTCATGTTGATAGCCCCGATTGCCCATAGGTTCTTACGAGAGCAATCAATCGCTCTTCCCCCCGATCTGTCTACAAGGAATTGCAACCGGAAGGAGATATTAACAACATGCTTCGCGGCGATGCTTGCGGCCCGCGGCGTGACCAGCCGGGCATTGGGCGTGAAGGGGCGGCGAGGGGCGGTGGATGGCTAGATCGCTGCGGCAACATGCGGACAACGCTTGGGGCCTAGTGCGGGATCGTCGGCTGCATAAGACATTCATCGAGCGGCAGCAGCGTACAGCGGCGAAAGGCGACGATTATCGCTTCTTGAGCCTAAATGCGTGCTAAATCGCTATTCTATCAGGGAAGTGGTTGGCTGGGGAACCTGGACAGTAATCCAACCTTTTCTAGCGCGTTGTTTTCCATTACTTATTTGTTTTTATTGACCTATTTTTTCAAAACTGTTACGGAATGGTGTTACGGAGCACTGTTACGGATAGCCCTTAAATGACCCGATACAACTACCTTGAGCGGCGCGGAAAGAGCGGCACCTATTATGCCCGAATCGACATTCCAACCGACCTTGTCTCGCATCTTGGTTGTGAGGTTCGGAAGAAGTCTCTCCGCACGAAAGACGAGAACGAGGCGCGCACTCGCCTATGGCCGATCATTGAGGCATGGCGCGCCGAATTTGCGGACATAAAATCCCGGCGCGAAGTCACTGCCGACGACAAAGCCGAAGCCGTCTGGCAGCACTATGAAGCGGCCCTTCAGCACGACGACCAGAAGCGCCGGGCGATGCCGACGCCCTCCGATATGGACGCGGAAGAACAGCGGCTATTGCGCCGGATCGAGAAGGGCGAAATCAATTCCGACAGCTTCGCAGGCATGATCAACGCCCACACCGGACTTGAGCTTATGTTTCGAGCGCGCACCGACGACGCTAACTTGCGCGCTCGTCGCCTGACCGCCCTGAAGGCCGCACTGATTTCCGGCGATATCAGGATGATTGAACCGGCCGTGAAGGACTTCATCGCCCGGCACCGTCTGCTTGTCGAAATCGGTTCCGACGAATACCGGGAATTATGCGCCCTCATGACACGGGCGGAAGTGGAAGGCTTACAGCGCACCTTCGAACGTGACGGCGGCGATTTTACCGGCACCCCGAGAGACCCTATCGTCAAACCCGCAACCGGCACCGCCCGCGAGGCAGCCGCGCCGGGCGAATCCATTATGGACCTGTTCGATACCTACGCCCGAGAAAACCCGAACCAGATCAAGCCCGACACGCTAGCGCAGGCTCGCCGCGACGTTGGCCTATTCGTTGAGCACGTCGGCAGCACGTTCCCGGTGCATAGGATCGATAAGAAAGCCGTCCGCGAATGGAAGGCGCTTTTGCTGCAATACCCAGTGAAGGCGACAGTGACGAAAGCATTCGAGGGTATGAAGCTTGCGCAGATCGTCAAGCACAACGCGACCGTCAAGAAGCCGACGATCAGCACCACGACCGTTAACCGCTACCTGTCCGGCTTCAGCGCCTTTTGCACCTGGCTGACGAACCACGGCTACCTTCAGCAGAACCCCGCCGCTGATATGTTCCTGAAGAAGTCGAAGGAGAAGACCACAAAGCCCTTCACGGTTGACCAGATGAACACCTTGTTCAAGTCGCCGTTCTTCACCGGCTGCCAGAGCGACGAAGCGCCGCGCTTTTGGAGCAAGCCCGGCAATGTGACCATTCGCGACCATCGTTTTTGGGTGCCGCTAGTCATGCTCTATTCCGGGGCGCGCCCGGCGGAGATTGCGCAGCTTGGCATTGAAGACGTGCGGCAGGAGCACGGTCATTGGATCATGCATATCACGACCGAAGGCGACGGCGATAAGAGCGTGAAGACGGACGGTTCAATGCGCGTGGTTCCCGTTCACAAGGAACTGGTGAGGCTTGGCTTCCTCAAGTATCACGCCGACATGAGGAAGGCGGGCAATACCCGGCTATTCCCGCTGGCCGAACGCAACGAGCGCGGGCAGATGATGGCAGACTTCAGCCGGGACTTCCCGCGCTACCTGACCAAGATTGGCCTAAAGAACGGGCGCGGCCTGTCCCTATACAGCTTCCGGCACGGCGTTGCCGACGCACTTCGCCGCGCTGGCTACCTTGATGAGCAATTCGGCTTCATTCTCGGCCACGTCGCAGGCACGATGACGCAGCGCTATGGCACCCTGCCGCAGGGAATGATTGAGCAGCGCGCCGAACTGATCAACTCGATTACTTATCCCGGTCTAATTTTGGGACATTTGCATCGCATTTAGCTGGACGCCAAATATAATCCATAAAATTCAACGACTTGCGCGAGGATCAAGTCAAATGCGCTGCGAGTCTTCCTCGGCACTCTGGAAAACTCGCGCGTTTCGCGCAATTGAAAGCAATAAAAATCAATGACTTACCTCGACAGGTAAAAATCGCGATTGATCTCGCAACCGCGTCCTGCCTGAATGCTTCTGCCTGCGCGATGGGGAGGCAGTGACTCGGTGATTCCAGCACCATAAGTCACCGCCTCGCACCTTGTGCCCGTAGGCATGGCGACCTCTGTCTAGCGACGGGGCCAGCGTGAGAACCGCCGTCGGGTTCTCATGTCTTAAACCTACCCCAAATCTTTACATTGCCAAGAGCAAACCCGCTCGTTCTACAAATTTGTCAACGCTTTATAGGAATTTCTTCCTATTTCCTCTTGCGGGCCGATTCCGGCCATGAGACACTATTGTCAAGTTAAGCATAAGAGGACGTGATAGTTGAATCTTTCCCTCGTAAATCGAGTGAAGAAGGCCTTCAGTTCATTCTCAGAACAGAAAGCGTATTCCCTCACTGACCCGGCAGCATTCGAACTGTTCGGCGTCCGTCCGACTTATTCTGGCGTGAACGTCAGCGGCCAGTCCGCGCTTTATGTTCCGGCAGTGCTTCAGGCCGTGCGCCTGATCTCCGAAACCATCGGTTCGCTTCCTTGCAAGGTCTATCGGGAAACCAAGGAAGGCAAGGAAGCGGCCAAGGAGCACACCGCCTATCGCATCGTGCACAAGCGGGCGAACGAATGGACCGGCGCGGGCGAACTTCGCACCGTCCTTACCTCCGACGCCCTCATTCATGGCAACGGCTTTGCCCGCGTCGTGCGTTTCGAGGATGGGCGCCCTTTTGAGCTTCACCGGCTCAAGCCCGGAACCGTCACGATCCTTGAGGATAAACTGACCGGCGCACCGGTCTACCGCGTCTCAGAAGACGCGGGCACAACCGACTATCCGCACACCGAAATCCTGCATGTGCCGTCGTTTCTCGGCACGTCGCCCATTATCTTCGGCAAGGAAGCAATCGGGCTTGCCGCAATCCTTGAGCGCCACGGCGCGCAATTCTTCGGTTCCGGCGCTCGCCCGACTGGCATCTTCACCAACGAAGGCAAGGCCATCCCCGGTGACGAGGCGAAGGGTGCGAAGACCATCGGTCATATCCTCAAGAGCTTTCGAAAGTGGAAGGACAGCGCGAACGGCGACCCGCTCATTGTTGATGGCGGGTGGAAGTATGAGGCCCAGACGATGGCCTCGACCGATGCGCAGTTCATCGAGAACCGCACGTTCCAGCTTGACGAAGTTGCCCGCATCTTTGGCGTTCCGCCGCACCTGATCTTCAACTTCGACCGGCAGACGTGGGGAAATGCGGAGACGATGGGCGCAAGCTTCCTTCAGCTTTGCCTTCGCCCTTGGCTGGACCGTTGGCAGGACGCCTATGCAACCGTCCTTCTGACTGAAGACGAGCAGGACGCAGCCTATTTCGAATTTGTCGTGGAGGACCTGCTTCGCGCCGACGCCGCAGCCCGCACGGCGAACATGACGGCGCTCGTTACGAACCGCATCATGACGCCGAACGAAGTCCGGGCGATCCTCAATCTTCCGCCGCTTTCGGGCGGCGATGACCTGATCAATCCCCACACGACCAGCAACGCCGCGCCGATCCCGGCCCCGGTGAAGGAACCCGCATGAAATCCTATCTCGTTATTGAAGCTGTTTGGACGGCGCTTGTCGTCACCGTCCTGACCGGCGCGCTTCTTGTGGCGTCGGTCGCATGATTCAGCACAAGACTTTCTTCGGCGATGGCGAAAAGACCTTCGCCTTTCCGACGCGCGAACTTATCGAAGAACTCGAAATGAAGACCGGTCACGGCATCGGCGCATTGTTCCGTCGCTTCAGCACGCGGACCTACTCCCTTTCCGACGTGTTCGAGGTGATCCGGCTTGGCATGATCGGGGGCGGCGCCACGCCCGCCGAAGCTACCCGTCTCGTTTCCGTCTATGGCGTCGGGCGACCGCTGGCCGAATACATCGCCGTTGCCGATGGCGTCATTACCGCCCTGTTCTTCGGCTCGGCTGAAGACGACGCGGCGGCAATCCCCCAGGACGAATTGCGACAGGCCGCAGCAACCGGCGACCTCGCAGGCGCAATCAGCGCTGCCTATGAGGACGCGACCGAATGACCGAGACAGAAAACCTCGAAATCAAGGCCGAAGTCTCGATTGACGACGCCGGCACCGTCGTCGGCATCGCTTGGCCCTTCAACAGGCCAGACGCTAAAGGCGACCTTATCGAGCCGACCGCCTTCCGGTTCGCGCCGGAAATCCCGATGCTCATGGAGCATGAACAGCGGCAGGTTGTCGGCATCTGGAACTCTTACGCAGTGACCGACAAGGGGCTTGAGGTGAAGGGCCGCTTGTTTGTCGAAGGTGTTGGCCCGGCCCGCGATGCGCGGCGTCACCTCAAGGCGGGCGTCATGTCCGGCCTGTCCATTGGCTACCAGCTTCACGAATACAAGGCACGCCCGGAAGGCGGGCGCGTCCTGTCCGATCTCACCATCACTGAAATCTCCCTATGCCGTCGCCCGGTCCACCCGGACGCCCGGACCACTGAAGTCAAATCCATAAATGAGGAAAACCGCATGGAAAACGAAATCGAGAATTCGCCGGAAGCCAAGGCTGATCCGGTTGTTAGCGCCGAAGAACTGAATGCCCTCAAGGCCGAAGTGAAGGCCCTGAAGGACGACAACGCGACGATTAAGGCGAAGCTCAATCGCCCGACCGCCGCGAACAACAATCACCCGGCCGCGTCCAATGAGAACGAAGTCAAGGCGTTCGCCGATTATCTCCGCACTGGCGAAGTTGAGCGCAAGGCGCTGACCGTCGCTAGCGATGCACCGGGCTATGTTTTGGCACCGGAAGAAACCAGCGGCGAATTCATCCGCAACCTCGTCGAATTCTCGCCGGTTCGCGGCATCGCCGACGTTCGCTCCACCGGCTCGCACACTGTCATTCTGCCGAAGCGCCTGACCGTCACGAATGCGAAGTGGAAAGGCGAGGCCGTTGCATCTGAAGCGTCCGAACCGACCTTCGGCGACATGGAAATCGGTATCAAGGAACTGACAACCCATGTTGACGTCGGCAACTGGCTTATTGAGGACGCCAGCCACGACGTTGAAGCCGAAGTGCGCCTTGCGCTGGCTGAAGACTTCGGCGCGAAAGAAGGCATGGCGTTTGTCGGCGTTGCTGATCCGGCCGCACCGGGCGGTTTCATGACCGACGCGGACATTGCGAACTTCAACAACGGTCATGCTGCCGACCTTTCGGCCGACGCCCTTATCAAGCTCATGTATGCCCTTCCGGGTGTTTACCGGAACCGGGGAACGTGGGCGATGAACGGCACGACACTCGCCGTCATCCGCACCCTGAAAGACCTCACTGGCAATTATCTGTGGCAGCCGTCCTATCAGGCAGGCCAGCCCGAAACGATCCTTGGCCGCCCGGTTGTCGAACTGCCGGACATGCCGGACGTTGCGGCCGACGCCACGCCGATCATCTTCGGCGACTTCAAGGCCGGCTACCGCATCTATGACCGCATCGAACTCGCCGTGCGGCCGAACCCGTATCTTCTGGCGACCGAAGGCAAGGTGCGCTTCCACGCTCGCCGTCGTGTCGGCGCTGGTGTGGTTCGCCCGGACGTCTTCCGCAAGCTGAAGATGGCCGTCTAATCCATGACCTACCAGCGGCCTGCATATGAGGAAGTGACGATTGCGCACGGTGGAAACACCGTGACGCTTCGCCCTTCCTTGCGGGCCGCTGCAACCCTTGAGGCACGCCACGGCTTCCCGGCTTTGTTCCGGGCGTTGGACGACTTCAACCTGACGATCATTTCCGAAATCATCCTGTCGGCATCCGTAATCCGGCAGGATGCGGCGGCTTTCCTGTGTGGTCATGCGGGAAAGCCGCTATTCCCTTTTTTCCTCGCCGTTCGCCAGCCGTTGGCCGAATTGCTCGATATGTTCCGCCCGGCACCTGATCCGAAGGCCAAGCCTTCGACAGGCAAGCGCGTGACGTGGCGCGAAGTCTATGAGGGGCTTTACGCTCAGGCGACAGGTTGGCTCGGCTGGACGCCGGAAACCGCATGGAACACCACGCCGACCGAGATTGACCGCGCCTATGCGGCCCATATCGAGAAGCTGAAGGCTATCCACGGGAGCGCCGACGATGATCAGCCCTCCTATGATCCGCGTGAGGAAGTTTCGGAACAGGAAGTCCGCGCCGGGCTGACAGCACTCAAGAGGCACTGCCGATGACGAAGCCGCCCCGCATCTGTTCTTGTGGCCGCGTCGTGCCGCACGGCGAGCTTTGCATTTGCCAGCAGAAGGCGCGCCGTGAACGCAACGCCCGCCACGATTCGCGCCGTCCTTCGGCCCGCGAGCGTGGCTATGATCACGAATGGCGCAAAGCCCGCGCCGAATACCTGGCTGCGCATCCCCATTGCCGGGAATGCACCCGGCACGGCGTTACTAGCCTCGCGAGTGTCGTTGACCACATCATTGCGCATCGTGGCGATAAGCGCCTGTTTTGGCACCGTGCCAATTGGCAGCCCTTGTGCAAGCCCTGTCATGACAGCGTGAAGCAGCGGCAGGAGCGTGCACCATGACGCCCGCCACGATACTTGAGCACGACGATATCAAGCAGCCTATCCTTGAATGGGCGCTCGACTACGGCATCACCCCGGCAATCATCATCGGACGCCTTGAGCGCGGCATGAGCATCGCCGACGCGATCACAACGCCCATGTTTGTAGGCCACGCCGGTCAGCGCCTTCCGATCTTCAGTTGCAAGCAGGTGCATCGAGGCCAGAGAAAGCCAACAAACCGAGTCCAGAGCAAGCGGACTGATAGGTCCGCCATGACCTACACGCATAACGGCAAGACGCTTACGCTGGCGCAATGGGCTCTAGCTACCGGATTATCAAAAAACACCATCTATGGCCGCCTTTACGCCGGATGGAGCATCGAACGCGCCCTGACCCTTAGCGACGGTCGCAGTGCCGATAGAGCCGCGCGCCACACCATCAACGGCGAAACCAAGACTCTGAAGGAATGGGCCAACCATGTCGGCATTACCTATGACGGTTTGATGGGGCGAATGCGCTGGCCGATGCGCTCGCCATGCCGAAGGGCAGGCGCCCGGGGGCGGCTTTCAACTTTGCCACTTCAGAGGGGACCGGCGCGGGGAGCACCGCGCAAGAGACGCCGAATTTAACTTTTTCACAGAAGGCTTAAACGCGACATGTCGATAGTATCGCTTAACCTCGCCAAAGCACATATGAAGCTGGACGATTACGCGGATGATGAGCTTGTGCAGCTTTACATTGATGCTGCCGAAAGTTGGCTTGGAAACTATATCGGAAATCCGCTTTCGATCTATGATCCTGATTGGAAGATCACATACGGGGAAGACGGCGAACCTATCCCGCCGCCCGCCGACTACAACCCTATGCCCGCAGACCTGAAACTAGCCGTTTTGAAGCTCGTTTCCTTCTATTTCCAGTGCCGGAACATCGTTTCCTTCGGCCTTTCCATGCAGCTTGCGCCGCAGGGCGTAACCTCAATTGCCGACAGCTACCGGGAAAGGTGGTTCACCGATGGCGTCTAAGAAGGATGATGGCGGGCTTTCGAACCTCATGGCGCGCATGGATGCCGTGAAGAACGCCCCGCGCAGGCAGATCAACAAGGCCCTGATGACATCGGCAAACCAGGTTGCCGACGCGCAGCGGCACCTTGCCGAAGCTTCCCGCGATACCGGCGCGCTCATTGACAGCATTGCAGTGATCGGCCCCGGCGAGGCGACACCCGCCTATTCGCAGCCGGGCGGTTCCCGCGTGGCTGGCGACCATCAGGTGATCGTGACAGCTGGCAACAGCGACGTGCGTTATGCGCACCTTGTCGAATACGGGACCAGCAAGGCGGAAGCGCAGCCGTTTTTCTGGCCTGCCCTTCGCCTTCTCCGCAAGCGCCTTCAGCAGCGTATAGACCGCGCCGGGCGCAAGGCCATTCGTGACGCTTGGAGTGATCAGAAATGATTGAACCGACCCTTGCCCTTCAGACCGCAATTCGCACCGCCCTTGTCGGCAACAGTGCCGTGACCGCCCTTGTCCCGGTTGATCATATCCGGGCAGGCAGCACCCGACCTGACAAATTGCCTTGCATCATGATGAGCGACGGCAACACGACCCTGCACGGTCACGACTACACCGCGCAGCGCACGGCTTGGGTTTATCTGGATCTCCATATCTGGACGCTGGACGACGGGCAGGACGCCGCGAAGGAGATAGCAGGCGCTGTTACTGCAGCCCTCGATAAGCCCATGACCATTGACGGCGGGCATTGCGATCACTTCCGCGTCACCGCATCCCGGTTCCCGCGCGATCCAACGCCCGGCTATGGTCACGGCGTCCTGTCCGTCGAAGCCCTCATTCGGTGGATTGTCTAATGCTCAACATCGGGAACATGGATCGCCGCATCACCATCGAGCGCGAGACCGAGACCGTGAAGCCGTCCGGCAGCGTCGTGAAGGCGTGGACGCACGTCGCAACCGTATGGGCTGAAATCGTGCAGCGGACGGCCAGCGAATTCTTCACCGGCTACGGCGAGGCCGAAAACGGCACTGTGATTTTCCGTGTCAGGTATCACCCTGGCATCACGACCGCCGACCGCGTGAGCTATGCCGGGAAGGTCTATGACCTGAAGGAAATCACAGAACTCGGCAGGCGTGACGGCCTCGAGCTCCGCGGAGTTGCCACATCGTGACGCATCTTCGCGGCGTCAAGCCGTCCGTTTCCCGTGACAGCAACGCACTGACCAAGGCACCGGCACCGCCGAAGCACCTTTCCGTGTATGCTCGCGCCGAATGGAAGCAGATCATGCCCGGCCTTATCGAACGTGGTATCATCACGCGCGGCGATCTCGGCGGTGTTGAAGACTACTGCCGTGCACGTGGTCTTGTGCGCGAGATTGAAGACACCCTTCGCGCTTCCGGTGATATCGACCTGAAGCTTTGCCGCGCTCAGGACAAGGCGATGCAGACGGCCCGGCAGCTTGCCGCCGAATATGGCTTGTCGCCCGTATCGCGCGCCCGCGTTGGTAGCGCATCGGCCGACGATGACGAATGCGGTAGTATGTTGAGCATCGGCAGGGGACGCCCGAATGCGTAAGAGCGTCTTCCCGCACTACCTCTATGTTGATCCGACGACGATCCCCGACCCGTTCGGTTATGGAGAGGAAGCCGTTCGGGCTATCCGGTCGCTAAAGCACGGTAACAGCACCGCGCCGGGCAACGCCTTCGAGCTTCCCGACTTCTATGAAAACCTCATCCGCTGGACCTATGGCCCTTGTCATGAGAACGGCCATCGGATCGCGAAGACTGTTTTCCTCATGGTAGGGCGCGGCGCACGTAAGACCAGCCTTTGCGCTGCGCTGGCGCTCTTGCATACCATCGGGCCGGAAGCACGGCGGAACGGCGAAGTCTATTTCGCCGCGTATAACCGCACTCAGGCCGGAATTGGCTTCAAACAAGCAGCGAACATCATCGGCATGGATAAGCGTCTCAAGGCCGCGACGAAGGTCTACGATGCGCACAACAGCGCAAAGATGATCGTGTGCCCGTCAAAGGGCACCGAATTGAAGACGCTGACCAGCGACGGCGGGGCAGCGCAAGGTCTAACGCCCGCTTTCGCACTTATCGATGAAATCCATGAATGGAAGGGCCGCGCCCTCTATGACGCCATCGAAGAAGGGCTTGGGAAGACGCCGAACACTCTGAAGTTTATTGCGACCACGGCAGGCGCTGGACAGGAGAGTGTCGCCTTCGAACTGTATGACTATGCGTGCAAGGTGGCACGCGGCGATATTGAAGACCCGTCTTTCCTTCCGGTGATCTTTCAGGCGGAGCCCGGCGACGAATGGGACGATGAAGCGACGTGGCACAAGGCGAACCCCGGCTTGAAGCACGGCTTCCCTGATATTGAGAACTTGCGTATTCGCGCCCAGCAGGCCAAGCACTCGCCGGGCGCGCTGGCATCGTTCAAGCGGTTCCGTCTCAACATCTGGCAGTCTCATTCCAGCAGTCCGCTGTTTAATATGGAGACCTACGACGCCAGCTTGAACCCGCACTTTGACCTTGCGGACCTTGAGGAATTGCCCTGCTATCTCGGCGTTGACCTGTCCATTAACGGCGACATCACCGCTGTAGTCGGCGCTTGGCGTCACGACGATGGCACCGTGTCGGTGCATCCGTGGTTCTTTGTTCCCGGCGAAGACTTACGAACCCGCGCGATCCGCGACGGCGTTCCTTACGAGAAGTGGCGCGACGATGGCTTGATTACTGCTATCGACGGCCCGATCATCGAGCCGGAAATGGTGGAAGCTCATATTCGGGAGCTTTGCGGGAGGTTCGACGTGCGGGAAATCGCATTCGATCCGCACCTTGCTCGGCAGATGATGCAGCGCCTACATGACGACGGCTTGCCCGCAGTCGAGTTTCGCCAGACGCTTTAAACATGGGCGTTGCCTACGGCACCCTTGAGCGCGTCGTGAACGGGCGCGGCTTGACGCACGGCGGACATACGATCCTTCGCCATCACTTTGACAGCGTTGTTGCCGTGCGTTCGAATGACGGACGCGTGAAGGCCCTTCAGGACAAAAAGACGAACCGCATCGATGGCGCGGATGCCGCAGCGATGGCCGTTTCACGCGCTGCCGCGAATGATAACCGGCGCTCGATTTTCGACCTTGATCCCAACGAATTTGACCAGCTTCGCGCTGAAGCCGAAGCCGCATAGGAGTTTCCATGTCCGACGAACAGCGCCTGTTAGTCACCTTTGAGGCCCGCTTGAACAAGTATGAGCGCGACCTTGAACGCGCCAAGGGCAAGAGCCGCACCAACTTCCGGGCAATCCAGAAGGACGCGGAAAACACCGCATCCCGCATTGAGAAGGCGATGGGCGGCGCGTTCAAGTCGCTCGGCAGCTTTGGTAAGGGGCTTGTCGGCGGGGCCGTAGGTGCGCTTGCCGTTGGCGGCCTCGACCAGATCGTGAGCCGCGTTGGTGACATTGCGAAAGGCGTGGCGAACATCGGCAACGAGGCGCGCCGCGCCGGTCTCAGCACGAAGGCGTTTCAGGAACTTTCGTATGTCGCCCAGCAGAGCCGTGTTCCTATCGACGCGCTTGTTGATGGGTTTAAGGAACTGCATATCCGGGCAGACGAGTTCTACAACGACGGGACCGGCGCGGGCGCTGACGCTTTCCGTCGTCTCGGCTATTCCGCCGAAGAATTGAAGCGCAAGTTGGCCGATCCTTCGGCGCTGCTTGTTGAAATCCTCGACCGTATGCGCGACCTCGACACGGTTGCACAGAAGCGCCTGTTTGAAGACATCTTCGGTGGCGAAGGCGGCGAACAGTTTGTGCAGCTTCTTAACCGGGGCGCGGACGGCATCCGCCGGACTATCAAGGAAGCCAACGACCTTGGCCTTATCCTTGAGGATGACGTTATCAAGCGCGCCGACGAAATCGACCGGAAGTTCAACGCGATCAGCGGCACCGTTGGCACCGCCTTAAAGAAGGCCGTCGTTGACGTCGTCGGCGCAATGGACGACTGGCTTGACCGGATGAACCGGCTTGAGGAACAGACCGACCGCAATATACGGACGCACCTTCACGGCACCTATGAAAAGCTCCGCGAAGCGAAAGAGCTTCTGTCCGATCTTGAGCTTGATAAGGGCGCGTTCCCGCACGATCCAACGATTGACCTCAACATTGAGAAGCAGAAGCAGGTTATTGAGGAACTGACCGGCGAAGCGATGAAGCTTCGCGACATTCTGGACCGGCGCAATGGCTACGATGAAAACTTCATCTATGGGGCCGGTGAAGACGCAAAGGGCGCAAAGCCGCCCCTCGACAATCTGAATAACGCCCTGTCCGGCACCGGCAGCGCAGCGAAGGACGCCCTGAAGGGCATCAACAGCTACGCCGACGCAATCCGGGCGCTGAAGGATGAAGTGCCGGAACTGGCCGCTTCCTTGCGCGACCTCGACGCCAAGAGCCGCATTGACGCCGTTTACCGGCAGGCGCTTGGGCGTGCGCAGGGGCAGCGGGAAATCGCCCTGGCTAACGAGATGCGCGGCAAGGCACTTCAGGCGCTCAATCTCAAGAGCGCGACCGACGACCCGGCCAGCTACCTTTCCAGCGTGCTCGCATCTGGCAAGTCGAAGGATCACGTCAACGGCATGGCCGACGCCTTTGCGCAGAAGCTGGCGAAAATGCTGGCTTCCATGCCCGACGACCTGAAGGGCAGCGTCACCATCAATTCCGGCTATCGATCGATCGAACGGCAGCAGCAGCTTTGGCTTGACGCCCTCAAGAAATACGGAACCCCGGAAGCCGCCCGGAAGTGGGTGGCACCGCCCGGCAATAGCCAGCACAACAAGGGCAATGCCGCCGATCTTGGCTATGCGTCCGATGCGGCCCGGAAGTGGATGCACGCCAACGCGGGCAATTTCGGCCTGTCCTTCCCGCTGGCAAACGAGAATTGGCATATTGAGGATGCCACGGCCCGCGCCGGGCAGGTCTCGGCAGAAATCGAGAAGCTGACCGAAGCCGCGACCCAGCAGAGCGAAGCGTATAGCTCAATCACGGCCAGCGCCCGCGAATACACGGCTGCGCAGGACACCGAACAGCAGGCGCTCGGCATGACCGCGCAGCAGGCGCAGGCGCTTCGCTACGAACAGGAAATGCTCAATGAGACGCAGCGGGCCGGAATCGCACTGACGCCGCAGCAGCGGCAGGAAATCGCCAGCCTTGCGCAGGGCATGGCCGCAGCAGAGACGAGCGTTGACAGCTTGCGCCTGAAACAGGAACAGGCGCAGGAAACCGCCCGGTTCTTCGGCCAGAGCATGACCGACGCCCTGACCGGCATTCTGACCGGCACCATGACTGCAGAACAGGCGCTTCAGCAGTTGCTTCAGACGCTCGTCAAGGCGACCTTGCAGGCCGCGCTTATGGGCGAAGGACCGCTTGCAGACCTGTTCGGCATGGGCGGCGGACAGAAGGAAGGCGGAATCGGCTTCGGTGGCCTGTTCGGTTCGTTGCTCGGCGGGCTGTTCGGCTTCGCGGAAGGCGGATTTACCGGACGCGGCGGCAAGTATGAACCGGCTGGCGTTGTGCATCGTGGCGAGTTTGTCATGAGCAAGGAGGCAACGCGCCGGATCGGCGTTGCCAATCTGGACGCCATGCATCGGGGAGCGCTTAAGGGATTCGCCGCAGGCGGCTTCGTCGGTTCGGCACCCGCCTTGCGCGCCGCTGACCTGAAGCCCGCGAATAGCGCCGCGCCCGTGCAGCAGATCAGCATCCATGCACCCGTCACCGTGGAAGGGAGCGCAGGCACGCCCGAACAGAATGCGGACCTTGCCGCGAAGATGGCCCGGCAGATGGAAGCCACTATGCGCGGCGTCGTCGCGGAAGAACTGCGCAAACAGACCCGCCCCGGAAACATGATGAACAGCAGGAGCCGCTAAATCTGAAAAAATTCCTATGCCAGACGTTTGCGCGTTTGCTATAATGATTAGCGAGACACAAGAGGATGCGACGACGACCGTCGTCTAGGGATGGCTGGTAGCGGTTAATCACCGCTGCCGGCCTCATACTCTTGGGGCGCTGTTATAGCGTCACGTCTTATGGGTTGTAGGTAATTGGCGGAATACAGGACCGCCTTCCCGCGTCCAAGAGCGCAAACCGGAGATCAAGCCCGAAAGGCCCACGGTCGCGCCGGGAAGCTTCATGCTTCGAAAGTCTCGCCATAAAAGATTCGGGCTCTGTGGAGCTGCCTTGCAGCTAGCGCAACCCGATGCTTCCGGCCGGTCGGGTAACACAAGTTGCTTGCCGGAAGTGATTACCGATGGGTTCTTCGGAACGGAATACGGCTCTTATGATTGGTCAATGCCATCCGCCAATCGCACCAGATTAGTGCTACGAGCTTCTGCCCCACTTAGACGCAGGGTTTTGCCCTCAGAGTGTTTTCCCCTCATAGCAGAGGACAGGATGGGCTGAACTGAACAGTTCAGCCTTTGCTTCACTTGTCTTTTGCTAGGGGGGGAAATGCTCTTACCGCAGGGATTGATGTGCTTTCTTCACTAGCTTTAATGCATTTCCTTCGACACAGACTCTTGAAGCGAAAGCGAAAACCGGGCGAAGCCCGTGCGAGCGAAGCGAGCAGGTGTCGGTGTCTCGCGTGAAAAAATCTCGCTCCGATGCGACCTCTAATCCGGAACTTGCTATAATAGCCTTGTCGGGCGCATTCCAGTCGCTGCCCGATGTCTCGTCTCTCAACCTCCCGGCCTGAATCTCCGCCGGGAGGTTTTTTGTAAGTAACGATTCAGTCATTACTGACTGAACGAAAATTTTTAAACTGAGAATTTCTGTTTTACTCTTGATTTAACACCGGCTGTTGATTCATATCGTTTCCGCAACAACACACATATTCGGAAGCATCGATATGAATTCAGTCACTTATATTGCAAATGATCGCTACGCATTCGAAGTCGCCACGCTGACCGCCATTCTCCGGTCGATCTTTGATGAGCGCATCGCGGCCTATCCGCGCCCGACCGATCCGGCCGAAGCCTACGAGCGCGTGCACGTCGCCTTGCGCGCTGCCCGGTTCGTGGATCTTGGCGAGCCGCGCGTGATCAATGGCCGCGTTGAACCGGAACGCTACCGCGATCTTGTCGAGGCGCTTGCGACATTGGAGCCGGACGCCGTGACGGGGACCATTGAGGCCGATCAGGTGAAGCTCGCGCTTGCCGAAGTCGGCGCGATCCTGCCCGAGAGTGCGAGGGAGGGGGAAACTGCCGTGCTCTTGACTTTTAACAGTTAAATGTTAAATAGCCGCCATGACGGAGGGAAAATGGCTATGGCAAAGTCGGCTGCAGAGTATCAGCGCGCATATCGCGAACGAAAAGCCGAACAGGCGAAGCTTGCGGGCGATCCTACAGACAAGATCACTTCCCGGCGCTTTCATGAGTATCTGCCGGAGGACGGCAACTGGCAGGAAGTGCTGACCTATCTGGAATGGGCTGGCATCAACCCCGACGCCGTTCCGCGCTTCGACACCGACGACGACCCGGAACACGATCCAGAAAACGACGGCCCTAATCGTGGCTCGATAGGGCGCGCCGAACGCATGGTCGGAATGTTGCTCGACGCGGCTTCTGAACTTGCGGCCATCATCAACCGCTACAAACGAAAGGAGGTTAGCGACCGGATACAGGAAATCGAAACGTCCGACCTATCCGACCCCGACGCCCGGAAACAGGCGCTAGCCGACATCGTGCGGCTTCAGAAGATGCTGGACCAGCTTGAGAAGCGGGTTCGGTGGAGCCTTCCACAGTGGAAGGTGACGGGCGAATAGCCCTAAAAACGGCAACCTGCCGGATAGCGCCAACTATCCGACAGGCAAGTGGAAAACCGACTACCAATCAACTTTCCAACGGCCAGAAGCCAGAAAGAATTTAGCATGTCAAAGAAGACAAAAGCAACGTCGCACACCGGACGCGACGGCTATATCATGGGGCAGGCGCTCGTCTACGCTATCGCCCATATCCAGAGCCTTCCGGAAGAAAAGCAGGAATTCAGCAACATGTGCGACATGTGCATCATCGCGCGCGAATCCAACTTTGCCGTCTTCCTGCCGTCACACATTACGGGTGTGTTTGCTCATACCGGGATCAAGGTGAACCTTTGGCCGGAAGGTGAGCCGATCACCGAAAGGGATATTACACTGCGCGCGGCTATCGAAATCAGCTTTGAAAGCTGGCAGGCATTTGTTGCTGAGCACCACAAGGAGGCCGCGTAATGGCGAATGAAACCGCGCAGGAAATCGCACGCGCGTTCTTAGGGGAACAGAAGGCTTTCACCCGGTCGCTTCGGGAACGCGTCGCTGCCCTCGCCATGCGCGACGCCGATGTGTTCCGGCGCTTCGTTGATGACGTTCGCGCCGAACACGAGCGGCAGCTTCAGGCGCTTGTCGATACCCTGCCGGATCACCTGAAAGCATAG